ATTGGGTGGAGTTTTGGGTTATGAGTGCATTAGATGTACAAACAGGCGGGAGTCACTATAAAGATTTAAAGATTCAACCGGTGGAGTATATCCACACTAATGGTTTAGGTTTCTGTGAGGGTAGTGTAATCAAATATATCACTCGATGGAGAGCGAAGAACGGTATAGAAGATTTAAAGAAAGCGAGGCATTTTATCGACCTTTTGATTGAGCTTGAATCTAATAAATCTGTATAGCCTCCCTAAACAATTACGTGACTACGAGAAACCTATGGAACTTTTTACATTAGACTTTGAGTCTTATTATTCCCGCACATTCAGCTTATCTAAACTTACCTACGACGAATATATCAATGATGACCAGTTTGAAGTTATCGGTGTAGGGGTAAAGAGAAACAGCGAACCAACACAATGGTTCAGCGGTACAAAGCAAGAGACGCACGACTGGTTGGTCCAGTTTGATTTAGATAACAATGCAGTCATTATGCACAACGCGATGTTCGATGCGAGTATCTTAGCGTTTCACTTTGGTATCTACCCTAAAGTTATATTAGACACCTTAGCAATGGCTAGAGCACTACATAGTGCGACAGTAGGTAATAGTCTTAAACGTCTGGCTGAATATTATGGTGTAGGCGAGAAGGGTACAGAGGTGCATAACTTCATTGACTACCGTAGAGATACGTTTACACCACAAGAGTTGGCGGCCTATGGGGAATACTGCAAGCAAGACGTAAACCTCACTAAACAGATATTTGATCTGATGCGGTCTAAGTTCAATCAGACTGAGTTAAAGCTGATTGATATGACCATCCGTATGTACACCGAACCTAAGTTTATGTACAACAGAGAGTTCTTGGTGCAGCATTTAAAAGGTGTAAAGGATAGACAACAGAAGATCCTAGACGATCTAAACCTGACAGCAAGTGACTTACGATCTAACCCAAAGTTTGCAGAACTGTTACGCACCTATGGTGTAGAACCTCCAATGAAAACTTCACCGACTACAGGTAAAGATACTTATGCTTTAGCTAAAACAGATGAAGGTATGAAGGCTTTACTTGAGCACGAGAACCCTGATGTTCAAGCACTTGCAGCTGCAAGGTTGGGTGTAAAAAGTTCACTAGAAGAAACGCGCACACAACGTCTAATAGATACAGGTGACCGCAATAATGGGTACTTACCTATTGGACTTAATTATTATGGTGCTCGCACAGGGCGGTGGTCGGCTACACAGGGGTTGCAGTTTCAAAACCTACCTAACAAATCAGACTTAAAGCAGGGTGTGGTAGCGCCACCCGGGTATGTCATTATCGGGGCTGACTTATCTAACATCGAGTTACGGGTTGGGTTATGGTTTGCGGGTCAGATGGATAAACTGCAACTACTTCAGGAAGGTAAAGACCTGTACAAAGACTTTGCCAGTTCTGTGTTTAACGTACCCTATGATGACGTCGATAAAGATCAAAGGTTTATTGGTAAAACAAGTTCATTGTCACTTATTTACGGTGTCGGTGCAGAGAAACTACGCAATGCAATCAAACAAGGTTCAGGTAAAGATATAGGTGAAATTGAAGCTAAACGTATCGTAGCTATGTATCGTGAAGACTACAGCGACGTGGCTGGTATGTGGCGTACCGGTGGTGAGGTTATCTCTGCTGTTGCAAACAATTACGGTATGGACTTCGGGTACAACAATCTTTGTGCTGTAGAAGGGGGCACTGGCATCCGCTTACCGTCAGGTTTGCATTTAACGTATCCAAATTTACGTCAGCAGTACAACGACAAACAGAAGCTTGAGTGGGTGTACGACAAGTCGTCAAAAGAAATAGACCGCGTCTATGGCGCCAAGGTGTTTCAAGGAACTGTGCAAGCATTAGCTCGCTGTGTAATTGGTGAATCTATGGTACGTATCAACAAAAAATACCCTCTAGCATTAACTCTGCATGACGCTAACTACCTAACTGTACGGGAGCAATATGCTGATGAAGCGTTGAAGTTTGTAGAAGATGAGATGGTGCGAGCACCGTCATGGTTGCCCGGCATTGTGTTAGGTGTTGAAGGTCATATTGGACGTAACTTAAAAGAGGTTTAAGATGGAAAACAAAAAAACAATACACGTTCCACACATACTTAATATACCAAACAAGTTAATATCAGTAAGCCTTATGGGTTTTTCTGTGTCAGGTGAGTGTGTTGATGCTGCCATACCTTTGGTGCAACTAGCCGCGGGGCGAATATATTTCCAGAAATTGGTGATCTCTATTTTAGTTGCAGGGTTGCTGGTAACTAACGGCTTATGGGCTGCTTACCATTATGGTATACTTGGCTGACGTGCATAGTTGTACTGAATCGAGGCGATAATGGAACCAAAATATACTATCCAACCGTGGAGCTATAGCTCACTGAGTACCTTTAAACAATGCCCACATAGATACATGCGGGAGAAAGTGGTCAGGGATATTCCTAGAGAACCTGATACTGACGCTATTATTTACGGTACAGAGCTGCATAAAGCGGCTGAAGAGTATATCGGGGAAGACAAACCATTGCCGCCTCAGTTCTCTTACATAAAGTCATACTTAGACAAACTCAAAGCTATACAGGGTGAGAAGTTTGTTGAACGTAAGATGGGTATTACCCGAAAGAACGGTGTGCTAGAGCCATGCGATTTCTTTGACAAAGAAGCGTGGTTTAGAGGTGTAGCCGACCTACTAATCGTAGACCATGAGAAGCAAGTAGCCTATGTAGTGGACTACAAAACAGGTAAGTCGTCCAAATATGCAGATCCACTACAGCTACAACTTATGGCGGCCTGTGTATTCCTACTATTCCCAGAGATACAGCGGGTTAAAGGTATGCTGTTATTTGTAGTATGTAGGGATATAATAAAAACTTCATACCCTAATGCGGAAAAGTTTAAAGTGTTTGAGCAACTCGATGAGGTGCTACACCGTAGAACAGTTGCGTATGAGACAGGGGTTTTTAACAAAACACAGAACGGTTTATGTAGAGGGTGGTGCCCTGTCGTAGACTGCGAGTTCAATGGGAGACGATAATGCCATATGCAGATCCGAAAGATAGGGATTACAAACACGAGCATCGTTTAGAGATGCAAAAACCGAAAGCCCGTAAGTTACGTGCGGAGCGTCAAAAAGCACGTAGAGCAATGGATAAAGCGGGTGTAGATAGAAAGGGCAAAGACATTGACCATATCAAGCCGTTATCTAAAGGTGGTTTGAATACCAAAAGTAACTTGCGGTTAGTATCACCTGAAACAAACAGAGCGTTTTCTCAAACTAAAGGGAAAACTGTTAAGAACAAAAATCCCGGCAGTAGAAAGGTAAATAAATAATGCAGCTTCCAACAGCAGCAATACGACAATACGCAAGAGATGCTGGATTAAGTGACGCCTTTTTAGTCCAGCATCAAGATCTTCTGGAAGCGTTCGCGTTACGTGTCGCTTCTGGTCAACGTAAGAAAGATCAACAAAGAGTCAGAGCTTGGTACTTTGACAGCAACCCAACTAAATGCCAACTATTCGAGATTTTGGAGGAGTAATGGTTACAGATATATTTATGTCTTTAGTGACTATGGTTGTCGTGGGTGTGATTATGTTTTATACCTATGAATGGTTTAACGATGACGACGATTTAATTTAGCTAGACCTTTTTCTTGCGTTTAACGCAATGGACTTATATGAGAATAATAGACAATAAAGCTATAGAGCTGCGTACAAAATACCCTGAACGTATTACGTCCATCATACCCAAAAGTAAATTGCTACGTTGGGATGGTGGTGTTGCGACAGTAATAATCCATTGGGGGTTAGACGAAGTACGGGTACTACATAATTTAGGTTTCACTAAAATACCTTCGCCTATACTGAAAGACTACACATGGGCAGGCATATACACACCGTTTGACCACCAAAAGACAACGGCCAGCTTCCTGTCTGTAAACAGACGCGCCTATGTGTTATCAGAAATGGGTACAGGCAAGACCTCATCGTCTGCATGGGCTTTAGACTATCTGATGAATAAGAACCTAGTAAAACGTGTGTTAATCATCTGCCCACTATCTATCATGCAGTCAGCTTGGCAAAATGATTTGTTCAAGACTGTTATGCACCGTAGGGTAGGTATAGCGCACGGCACAGCGGTACAACGTAAGAAAGTTATCCTGTCTGACGCTGATATAGTGATTATCAACTTTGACGGTGTCGAGATCGCGCTTAACGACCTACTTAGGGGTAAGTTCGACATGGTGATTATTGACGAAGCATCCGCTATAAAACGCCAAAACACTAACCGATGGAAAGCGATAAACCAGCTACTGACACCTGACTCATGGTTGTGGTTGATGACAGGTACACCTGCAGCCCAGTCACCTGTAGATGCATATGGGTTAGTTAGAATGATGCACCCGCACAAGGTAGACCGAACAGAGTACATGTTTAAAGATCGAGTCATGCAGAAAGTATCTACGTTTACATGGAGACCTCGCCCTGAAGCAAACGCTTATATCCACCAGCTAATGCAACCGGCTATACGGTTTACTAAGGAAGAGTGTCTGGATCTACCAGAACTCATGTACCAAACACGTGATGTACCTCTAACCAAACAACAACAGAAATACTA